AACCTCAACGCGCTGGCCTACGACCACCTCAACAAGACAAAATCTGAAAAGCTATTGGTGGAAGCTGCTCGGGAGTTCGGCGTCGATCCGAAGGCCGAGATGTGGAAACTACCCGCCATGTACGTCGGGCCCTACGCCGAGGTCGATGCCGAGATCACGCTTGAGCTCTGGAATTACTTTTCCGTTAAGCTGGGGCAGGAAGACCTCTGGCCGATTGCCAACCTTGAGCTCGACCTGCTTCCGTGCCTTGTCGACATGACGATGCGCGGCGTCCGGGTGGACACGGACCGCGCTCAACGGACCAAGGATACGATCCTCAAGCGCGAGAAAGCCGTCTTAGCCGAAATCCGTCGAATCGTGGGCCACGACGTGGAAATCTGGGCCGCGCAATCTCTGGCCAAAGCCTTCGACGAAATCGGCATTTTCTACCCGAAGACCGACAAAGGGGCGCCGTCGTTTACAAAGCTCTTCCTGCAGGAAAACGATCACCCGCTCGCCAAACTGATTGTCGATGCGCGAAACCTCAACAAAACCTCCGGCACGTTCATCGACTCAATTCTGAAGCACTGCCACGCCGACGGCCGCATCCACGGCCACATCAACCAGATCCGATCTGACGACGGGGGAACCGTCTCAGGCCGCATCTCGATGTCCAACCCTAACCTCCAGCAGATCCCGGCCCGCGACCCGGAGATCGGACCGATGATCCGATCGCTTTTCCTGCCAGAGGAGGGGGACCAGTGGGCGTCGATCGACTTCTCGCAGCAGGAACCGCGGATCTTGGTTCACTACGCGCACATCTACGGCCAATCACGTGGCATCCCGCTCGAGGGTGCGGCTGAGTTCGTGAGGGCCTACAACGATGATCCGAAAACGGATTTCCATACGATGGTGGCCGAGATGGCCAACATTCCGCGGAAACAGGCCAAGACGATCAATCTGGGCGCCATGTACGGCATGGGGGTGGGCAAGCTGGCGGAACAGCTTGATCTGCCCATGGAGGACGCTAAAGCGCTGCTGAAGCAATATCACGACCGCGTGCCGTTCGTGAAAGGCCTCACCAACGGCGTGATGAACCGGCTGAACGAGAGGTCGTCACAGGGGCGCCTGCGGTCGCTTTACGGCCGGGCGCTGCGCTTTGACATGTGGGAGCCTGAAGGCTTTGAGATGAACAAGGCGCTGCCTTACAAGGAGGCGATCGACACCTACGGCCCCACGACCCGGCTTCGTCGCGCTTACACCTACAAAGCGTTGAACCGGCTGATCCAAGCCTCTGCGGCGGACATGACCAAGAAGGCGATGGTGGATCTCTACAAGATGGGCAAGCTGCCCATGCTGCAGATCCATGACGAATTGGCAATGTCGGTAAAGACCCTCGAGGAGGCTCGGGAGATTTCCCGAGTCATGGCTACGGCGATCCCGCTCGAAGTGCCCAGCCGGTGCGACATTGACATTGGCCCGTCGTGGGGGGAAGCTAAAGAGACCGCCTTGCCATAGGCGTCTGCTCCAACTGGCCCCGCTTCGGCGGGGCTTTTTCCTTGCATATTATCCCATATTATCGTAGACGTTATGCGACTTTGGAGACTTTATCATGGACACAACCCGCTGGAAGAGCATCCTCGTGCCGAGAGAGCTTTACCTAGACGTCAAAGAGAGCGCAAAGCGCGAAGGCCGCACAATCAGCGGCCAGCTCTGCTACGCCTACGAGCAGTTCAAAGGCAAACCGTTGTCCGCTCCGGCCCGGCAAAAGAAAAAGCTCGTCGAAGACGAGTAGAGGGTCAAAAAACCTCTTGCATTTTACGGGATAGTATGCGATAAACCGTCCCGTGGTAGTAGCTGACCACCTCCATGTTGAGAAGAACCCCGGACGATGTAAAAATTTCGTCCGGGGTTTCTTTTTGTTTGACATTATCGCATATGGTCGCATATGATCGTAATATGTCGAACAACGGAGTAGGACATGACCGACCGCCTGTATCTCAACGCAGAAGACACCGCCACACGCCTCAAAATATCACCGCCAACCCTGTATCGGTGGGTCAAAACTAAAAAATTCCCCAAAGGAGAACACGTCCAACGAACCGGTATGCCCGGACCGCGGACCACGAGCCTCTGGGACAGCCGCGTCGTCGACCAGTGGGCCATCGATAACGGGATCCAAATCCGGATCGACCCAACCCTGCCAGATCGCGAATACCTCAACCTCGTCGACGACAAACCCTACGTCGGGCAAATGCGCCTCGCGGCCTATGCCGTCGGCGTAGGCGCCATCGCATCGCTCCTCTATTCGTGGATCTACTGACATGAAAACCGTCAGGATGCCGTCTAACCAGAAAGAAATGGACCTGTTCCTCGACGACGTCTTCCGCGTCGTCCTCAGCCGCCAGCGCAAAGAATTCCGAGAAGACCAACTCAAACTCCCCCTCGGAGGCGGTAAGCCGCACTTCAAAATCGTGGAGACCGAGTGATGGAGCTCGTGTCGATCTTCACCAAAAACCTGCGGCACTACCTCAAAGAGCACGAGGAGCACGGCCGAACCTTCACCGACATCTGCCGCGAGGCACCCTTCCCAAAAGGAACCCTCGGAACGCTGACCTCGGGCCGCGTCGATAACCCAACATACAACACCGCCTATAAACTGGCGCAGGCGATGTGGGTGCCAATGGAGGCGTTCGCCGTCAGAACAGCCGCGGCCCGCGAAACACACTGCCGGGCCATCCGAGCCAGACACAAAGAAAACCGCCTGATCCAAAACATCTACTCAAAAGCCGACGAAGGGAAAAATTAATGTCCGAGAAATCAATCACCCTCACCATGTCTTTGCGCCATGCGCGCACTGTGCTCGACTGCATCGACAGCGACATGGACCTGAGCACCCATAATCAACCCTGCTATCAAGACGTCGGAGAAATGTCCCACAACCTGCGACGCGCTGAAGTACGGGAGAGACTGCTTGCGCTGATAAAGGGAGCCGCCGCTTGTGAGGAGGCCACGTGATGCGCTGGCTATTCATCTGGATGAACGATGACCTCAACCTAGCCTACGAGGTCTATTCCTGCCCAACCAAGCTTGAGGCCGCGCTGCGGTTCAAGGCTGACCACCCAGACGACTTCGCCTTCGCAGTGATAGGCGGAGAGGACTTTGGCGTAGAGGAGTTTCACGCATGACCTACTACAAAACCTGCCCAGAGTGCAAGGGCCAAGGTTCGGTGCTCTACGAGCGCGTCCACAGCCACAACGTTGGCCGCGACGTGGGCTTCATCGAGGAGTACGAGGACGCCTGCGAAAACTGCGGCGGCACGGGCCAGATCGAGGACGATGGATACGACGAAGAGGAGGACGAGGAGTGACTGACTGGAATTTCAACATGGACGAGGCCCCTCGGGGGCGGACGAATATTGTCACACGACAGATCGGAAAGAACGTCGTCGTGGGCGAGGAGTTTATCTCTGACCAGATCATCGCGGCCGGGAACGACCGCGTGGTGACGCTGAGCCGCTGGCTGCCTAAGGAGGGGCGCTGGAGCATGTTCACCAAGGACACCCCGCCCGTGGCGTGGAAGCCTTGGCCCAAGCACCCACAGGACGAGGCCGACGAGGCCACTACCATGGCATTTTGGAGGAAGGCAGATGGCTAAGTGGGAACTGGACTGCACAGCCGAGAACCACGGTCCGAGGCCCGGGGAAATCCGCGCGGTAAACTACGTGGACGGCGAGACAGTGCCTGTCGATGCCTTCGGAAACAAGGGCAACCCCATCGCTTTGTTCAAGCACCGCATCGAGCAGTTCTTTGACGGCACTTGGACACCAATCAAGGTCTACCATGAAGAGGGCGACGTGCTGCGGGAGGACAAGCAATGACCAAGGTCCGAGAGCCAAGCTCCATCGTCGAGATGGCGGAGATGTGCCGGAAGGCGCAGTCTCTTATCAAGACCATACCAAATGTCGACCCAGAAACAGCGGTGGTGTCAGAAGCGATTCTGGCCACACTTGCGGAGGCGGATTTTTATGAGTTGAACACGGACCTTATTCGTGCGGTGGACCAGATGTATGAGGAGCTTTTCGCCGGGAAGTCCTCTGACACCCTAATCTTGGACCACGACTGCCGCCTTCCGTCTAGTGTATGTGTGTTTTGGTCACCCAAATCCCTGATTCGGTTCTCCAACGCGGACGAACTGTACCCCTTCGCATATTACGCCGTTGAGGATGATGAGGGTCGCACCTTCGTCTACCACATCTCGCCTTATTTTGCCCCACTGGTTCAGGGGGGCTACAAGGTTGGCATGGCGGAGAGTGTTGTTACTGACCCAAGGGGGACGGACGACGACCAGCAACTGCGGGTATCCCACGTCCTTACTGTGGCCGCAATCTGCTCGCTCATAAACCAACCCTCGTTCACCAAGCGTGAGCCTGCCGGATCGCGTCAAGAGCGCCGCGCTGCCAGCCGCAGCGGGGGCTACGC